TCCGACATCTACCGGTCCGAGTGGTTCGATGGCATCCGTGGCGCTCGCCTCTATTACGAGGCTCGTGAGCGTTTTGTGAAGATGGGCGTGAAGGACTATGGACTCACAAAGGGCGACGCCCGCCGCCTGTTCGAGCAGGTGCGCGCCGAGGCGATGCGCCGCAACGTGGGCGCTCGTGGGCTCAAGTCCAGTGACATCATGGCCGTGGCACACGACATTCACACTATTCAGGACCCGGGCGTCAAGGCCCGGGTCGGGGAGCGCGGCCTCCTAGAACTCACTGTCCGCGCGTGGGAGGGCGAACTCGAGTCGGTCGGCCTGACCACCAAGGTGTCCGGCAAAATGAAGAGCGCCTTCGTCCAGCGCACCGACAACCTGCTGGGACGCATCGCCGAGGACTCCTACATCAAGGCGCGCTTCGCGCTGAGCCCGCTGTTCCTTGCGATGGAGACGACGGAGGGCCCGTTCTTCTCCATCCTCCACGGCATCAAGCCGGGCTGGAAGTGGTCCGCCGACGACATCCGGGCGAACAGCATCCTGAACTACATGCGGACCGGCGAGAAGCACACCGACCAGTTGGAGCGGTCGCAGTTGGCGCATATCGAGCACGCCGCTGCGGTCCGCATCGCCGGTGAGAACACCGGCTTCTCGCGCCACTGGCAGCGCTTCCTCCCCGAGGGGATGCAGAAGAAGGGCCCCTTCATCAACACGCGCGTGCGCGGGCTCCATGAGTTCAAGGAACTCCTGTACATGCGGCAGGCGGCGAAAGAGGCGGGTGAGGAGTTTGTCCGAAACTCCAAGCGCTACGCGCCGCACGTCCTCCACCAACTGGAGATGACGCTGGGCACCACGAACCCGACGAAGTTGTGGGTCCGGTACATGGAGGACCGCGGCGCGTTCGACAGCAGCGTGCGCCACGGACTCCACATGCTCGACGCCTCCAAGCCCCTCGGCCTCGGTCGGCGTGAGCCCATCCGACTTGGAGACGTGCAGAACTTCCACGGCTTCGAGTCCCTCACCGACATGACCGACGCCATCAGGAACGGAACGTACGACCGCTCCGCCTTCATCGACCGCTACACCCGGCTGGGGATGGACCCGGCCTACGCCGAGCGCGCGTGGCGCATGGCGTCCGGCTGGACCGAGTCCGAGTGGAAGGCGGCCATCCGCAGCGTCCACGGTGAGGGCCCTGCCGCCGACGGCTTCATCCGCATCCACCAGTGGCTGGCCCGGAAGAAGCGCATGTCGTTCGACGAGTATATGAACGAGCGCTACGCCGAACTCCCCAACGTCGTGGACCGTGGGGACCTCGTCCCCACTACTGCGTTCCGGCAGAGCGTGCGCGATGCGTTCAAGGCAAACGACTGGGAATACCACGGCGTGGGCTCCGCGGTGTTTGAGCGGGTGCGTGCGCGCTCGCAGGCGCTTCTCCCTCGCCCTGTCGAGGGAAGGCCGATGGTCCAGAAGGTGGACAAGAAGGGCAACCCGCGTTTCAACGCCGACGGCACCCCGATGATGGGCCCGGAAACGGGGGTCAAGGCGACCAAGGCCGACGTCGTCATGAACGCACAGCGCGCGGTCGAGCAGAACCCGGAGAAGTTCCAGCCTCCGCTGTCGAAGTACACGGAGGCGCTCATCAAGCGCGCCGACGAGACCGAGGCGGAGTTCACCGCCCGCATGAAGGAGGAGTTCGACCGACGCCTCGTTGGCATCAAAGAGGCGATGGGCACGGACGAGGCCATCCTCTCCGCCGCGGACTGGTACAACGAGGTCCCGGCCATGTTCATTGGCATCGTGCAGTCGATGCCGGACGAGGTCATCACCCGCATCGTCAAGCACTGGGCCAAGGTCAACCCAAAGGAGTTCGGTGAGGCCTTCGCCACGAGCGAGACTCGAGTGGCCCCGGGCTCGTGGGTAAACAACAAGCGCTGGAACGGCGAGACTAGCACGGTGGACATCGCCACACTTCAGCGCATCCCCGCCGGGAACAAACTGGGCAAGACCGACGTCAATGCGCTCGCCGAGGACCTCCGGCAGAACGGGTTCAACGAGCCCATCCAGTTGACCTACTCGCGGGCCGATGACTCGTGGCTTGTTGGCGAGGGGAACCATCGCCTCGCTGCCGCCAAGATGGCTGGCATCACCGACGTCCCGGTCACCGTGTTCGTCATTCGTGGCAGCCACGGTGCGACAGAGGCGGCCATCAAGAGCGCGGACCTTGGCGTCGCCACCCTCAAGGGGAACGCAGACGGGTACATCCCCAGCCAGATGAGCGCCCTCAAGGCGGGCTTTGCGGAGCCCACCTCGGTCGGGAAACTGGCCAAGGCCGGTGACGTCAGCCTTCAGGCTGCGCGCGAGGAACTCGCTGCCCGTCTCAACGTGGCGTTCGCTGCCTCGCAGCAGAACACCTCGGTCGCGGACGGCATGCGTATCGTCGGGCGCATGCTCGAACTCTCCATGAAGGAGGGGCAGAACATCGCCCGCAGGCGGGCGGGCAAGAAGAAGGCTGAGCCGATGAAGTTCGGCGTCACTGGCGTGACCCAGCGCGTTGGCGACATCCTCAAGGACTTCGACTCGCTGACCGCCGAAGGCCTCGGCCCCAAGTTGATGGACTTCATTGACACACTGCAGGGCAAGACCACACGAACCGTGAGTGCGGCGATGGGCGATACCCTGCAGCCCGGAGCGATGGACGTGTGGATGCGGCGAGTCTGGGGCTACCCGGACAGCGCCTATGTTGATACGCTCGCGCGCGAGAGGGGTCGGCTTCAGGGCCTCGACCTCTCGGACCCCGACACCATGAACCGTCTCCGCCGTGAGGTCCGCAAGGACCGGGGCTGGAGCACAGTCAAGGTCCCCAAGGGCACACCCGCTCCTACCGCTCAGGAGTACGAGTGGATGCTGCGGAAGACCAACGAGTTCACGCGGCACCTCAACGACGTGAAGTACCTGTTCGATGAGCGCGGTGGCCGGGAGTGGGACGCCCACGAGGCACAGGCGCTCCTCTGGGTGGCCGAGCAGGCGCGCCTCCGCAAGTCCGGGGCCATCGCGCCGCAGACGGACCCCGCTGCCACGTTCCTCCACGCCGGTCAGCAGTACGCTGCAGAAGCGCTCAAGGCGACAAAGGGCACGGACTGGCACATCCACACCGATGATGGGCGAGACGTCTACCGCTACCCTACCGAGGAGACGCTGCAGCAGCACTACCCCGACAACTGGCAGGACATCCAGCAGGCCATCACGCACGACGTGTTCTCGTCTCTCGTCGAAGACATCTCGCGAGAGACGGGTGTGACTATCACCCGCCGCATCGACTTCACTGGCAAGTGGTCGGAGGCTGGCGAGCCCACCACCTTCACCCCGAACATGACCACGGTCATGTGGGGCAGCGAGCCCCAGATGGAGGCAGCCGCACGCCTTATCGCTAACTCACTGCGGCAGAACAGCGTGTTCGGCATCACCCGCCCTCCGGACATCGTCCTCCGCTCCACCAGCACGAAGTCGGTCGTCCGCTCCGACGTGGCCGCAGGTCGGTACTGGATGCTGAACGTCGCCTTCCCAGAGGGGTTCTCGCATCACGAGTACCACCGGGCGCTGACGGCCTACATCGAGAACTCCATCATCAAGGCGGGCAGGCAGGCCGAGTTCCCCGGCTCCATGGGTCGCCTCATGGACGACGGGCGCTACGCGATGAGCCTCTCGTGGAACTCGGACAAGAGCCCGTCGATGCTCGAGGCCATCGGCAAGGCGAACGAGGAGATAGCAGCAGCCGAGAAGGCAGCCAACGACATCCTCGTCGCGGAGGGCAAGAAGCCGAAGAAGAAGGCCCGGCGCGATGCCGGGAAGGTCTCGCAGGAAGAAGCGGATGCACACGGTATGCTTCCTGCAGACGTTGTCAGGGCGCTCGAAGACGGGACGTGGGTCCACTCGTTCGACCCCAAGCACGACCCGGTCCCAGTGGGCGTGTCAATGGACATGCAGCAGTCGATGTATCTGGAAGGTGACCATGCTAAGGCACTCGAACACCTCGCAGTCGACCCAGCAGTGGCAAGTCGGCTTCAGGAAGCCGCTACCCGAGCAGCCGACGCTGCTTACGCCCGACATGCTCCCGATGCTTTCGTCGCTCATCAGCGGAACGTCGGACTCACCGACCCCAACACGGTCCGATATCAGCGCGACAGCGCTGGAGCAGTCCGTGCAGGATATCTCGCAGACACTGGCGATGGCCGAGCAGCCGTCTACTTCGTCAAGAACGCCACTGACGCCACCACTGCAGTCCATGAAGCCTTTCACCACTTCGCCCGAGACCTCGACGAGTCTGCCAAGCGAGAGTTCCTTGCCGCCTATCGAGTTGCCTTCCCTCGCTCCGGCATCCGAGACCTCCTCCCCAATGGAGACCTCCCAGTCCGCGTAGAGGAGTGGGTGGCCCACGAGTTTGAGGCGTTTGCGCTCGACCCGGACCTAAACCCTAACGCGACCTACCATCAGGTTTTCAAGGGGTTCGCCGAATGGGCGGATGAGGCGGGCATCAAGAGAGTTTCTTCACCTCACATGAAGAAACTGTTCGACAAGGTCCTCGACGCTGACCGCGACATCCCCTCCGCCTTCTGGCATGCAGACGAGCAGCGCCTCTGGGAGGCGACCCGCCTCGCTCTGCTGCGGGCCGAGGAGGCGGCGCATACGACTCACTTCTACCGGCGGTCCCGCTCCTTTGTCGAGCGCTCCCTCAACCATCCGTACCTCGGGATGTACCCCGCTTCTTACATGTGGGGGAAGGTCCTGCCGGAACTCATCCGCTTCTTGGTCAAGCGCCCGTTCGGCCTCAACGCCCCGATGTTCGGTGCGTCGATGGCAACCCACGTCTGGCGCAACATCCAGATGCAGTTGGAGACCGACGAGGAACTCCGCAACTGGGTCGACGGCCACCTCCAGACTATCCGGTTCCTTTCCCTCATGGTCCCCGGCACGCCGTGGGAACTCCCGGTCAACCTCCCGCTCATCGCGCGCCATTACATGGAGAAGATGGCCGAGGCGAAGATGGCCGGTAAGCCGCTCGACTTCGACCCGGGCGCCGAGTTGAGCGACATGGCCTCGTACGCCGTGGGCTGGACCCAGTTGACCCGGCGCCTTGGAGACATGGCCAAGGAGTGGAACCCGCAGGCGGTCGAAGAAAGCGGCATGGCCCCGTTCTGGCCGGGCTCGTAGTACCATCTCCGCAACGCCACACTTCGTGGTGAAAAGTGAGAGGTATGTTGTGAGCGACGAGACGGTCCAGCAGCCGTCATCCGACGAGACCACGACGGCTCCCGCGTATAACGGGACGCTCGAGGGGTTCACCGGCGAGGTCACGCCTGCTGCCATCGAGGCTTACTGGAAGAACCGGACGAGCGGTTCGGACCGTGCCCATGCGGCGGAGACGAAGGTCCTTCGGGACCGGCTGGCCTCGCTCGAGGGTGCGGGGGGTCAGCCCCCGAAGTCCAGCGCCGATGCGTCCCCCGAGGTCGCGGAGACCATCAAGCGCCTTCAGGCAGAAGTGCTTCAGGAGCGCACGGCTCGCATCCTCGAGACCCGAAGGGCGAAGTACCCCAACGCCATTGCGGCGCTGGGAGATGACGTTGCTGCTCAGATGGACGAGGCTCGCCTCGCCGGTCTCAACGAGCAACTGAACGCGACCGCTGCCCCGAAGGTGGACCCGAACAACCCGGCTCGCCGGGCAACGGGCCCGAAGCCCATCTCGGAACTTACCGACGCGGAACTCAGGGAGCGCTTCAGGGCGACCCCGGTTCCCGGACGGTCCTAGCCTCAAGAGGTAGCAAGCAGTCATGGCAGAACTTACTTCTGGTGATACCAACTTCGGCGACCTGCTCACCACGATGGTGCAGCGCGAGGTCGCGAAGAACCAGCGCAACGAACTCCGCTGGCTCCAGCCGGGGGCTTACCTCAACGCGCGCCTTATCAAGGGCACCAACCAAGCGCGCTGGGCGGCGTACGGCGACCTCACGGTGGACGACTCTCAGGTCGACACCGAGGGCGCGCCGAACACCCCGGTCGACTTCGCCATCGGGTACCAGACCCTGACCACGCAGCAGCGCATGCGGTCGGTCAGGCTGACGGACGTGGCCCTCGACGAGAGCCCCCACGACCTCCTCGCCATCGCGTCGGAGCGCATCGCGCGCAACGCAATGGCGGTGGCGGACTGGGTGGTCGCCGATGCGGTTTCCTCGTCCACCATCAACGTCGACTGGGTGAACGACCGGGCCGACCGGGCGTCGCTCACCACGGGCGACAAGTTGACCGCGGCTGCCATTCGGCGCGCCGTGGCGCAGATGAAGAAGGCCAACATCGCGCCGTTCCCTGATGGGTTCTACCGCGCGATGGTTGACCCCAACGTCATCTACGACCTTCAGGCTGACACCGCCGCGGGCGGGTGGCTCGAGGCGTCGAAGTACGGCTCGCCGGACAACCTCCTCACCGGTGAGGTCGGTCGCCTCGCGGGCGTCCGCTTCATCGAGACGAACGTCGGCTGCACCGTGGACAACTCTGGCGGCGTGGGCGACGCCTTCCACATCTACCGCACGGTCATCTTCGGGCCGGAGTACTTCGCCTTCGGCGACCTCCAGTCCACGAGGTCCTACCTCGTGATGCCGGGCGGTGACCACGAGGACCCGGCGGCGCAGGCCGCGCTGGTCTCGTGGAAGGGCATGTACGGCGTCGAGGTTCTCGGCGACGACGACGAGGCGGGCTTCGCCTCGGCGGGTGCTGGCCCGAAGCACCTCATCCTCGAGCACATCGGCAGCATCGACTTCTAGTCCGACGCTGACGCGGTAAGATGAGACCGGGCCGAGAGGCCCGGTCTCATCACGTTTGAGGACAACATGGGATACACCCCTCCGACTCTTTCAACGCTCGTCACCTCGGTGCTGCGCGACCTCCGGGATGGGAACTCGACTGCCTTCTCTCGGCAGGAGGTTGCCGACCTTATCGGGTGGGCCATCGTCGAGGTCAACCGCATCTACCCCAAGGTCGCCATCGAGGACCTCGACGTGGTCGACGACGGGGACGGCAACCCCGTCCGACTCTGGTCTGACGTGTCCACGGTGGAGGTCTCGCGCGTCGAGGTCTGGCGCAACGGCGTCTTCCGGGAGCAGGTCCCCCAGATGGGCGACGCATCCAACAGTGGCTGGGACCTGTTCGGCTCCAACTTCATGCTCCCGACGTGGGTCACGCTCGATGACGCACTCGACACGGTGAAGGTCTACGGCTACCAGAACCGAGAGTGGCTCGAGGGCGACGACGATGTGCTGGATAGCGACCCCGAGGCGGAGGTCGCAGTGCGTCTTTACGCCGTGTCGCGTGGGTACCAGCGCCTCCAGAATGACCGGGCGCTTTTCCAGCAGTGGCTCGCCATCCCGGGCAACAAGGACATCTCGCCCACCCAGTTGGACGGCATGGCCAACACCTACCTCGCGGACTGGAACCGCCACCGCCAGCACGCGCGCCTCCTGCGGAGGTAGTTATGGACCTCACCCGACCGGTCACCTACCGCGGTCTCGACATCAACGACGTCTGGCTCCCCGACCAAGCGGGCCAGCCGGTGAACGGCTTCCGTCTGGACGATGCCCGCTTCCTGCCCGTGAATGGCGTGGGCTACAAGGAGAAGCGCTCACTCGCTGACGGCTTTGACGCAGCGCGTGTGTTCTTGGGGATGCGACAGGTTTTCCTGCGGGGCACGCTCTTCCGCCTCACGAAGGCGGAACTCCATGACTCGCTCCGCCTGCTGCGTCAGACGTTCAACCCGGTGCTGGCGTACGCCGACGACCCCATCAACCACGGCTACCTCCCGCTTCGGTTCAAGGTTCCAACAACTGACGCGTACTTCGAGGGTGGGTTCATCGACGCGCAGGTCTACGCCCGCCCGGTCGACATGCCGGGGACGATGTACCCACGGGACGCTGCCTACGGTGCGGATGGCCGTGGGTTCAGCGAAGTCTTCGAGGTGATGCTCGACTGCGTGGACCCGCGCATTTACAACCAGACCGCGACCACCATCACGCTGGACAACACGAGCGGCAACGGGACGACCGAGAACCACGGGGACTACCAGTCCCCGCTCCTCATCGAGACCTTCGCCTCTGCGGACCAGACGGGCTCGCGGACGCTGCACATCACGGGCTTCGGCACGTCGATGACCGTCACCATCCCGGAGGGCTTTGCGGACCGCACGGTCATCGTGGACTCCGCCAAGAAGGTGGCGACGATGGTCGTCGATGGGAACGAGACGCTGCGGATGGACCTCGTGCAGTTCGACGCTGGCTTCACTTGGCCGCTGTGCCAGCCCGGCTCGAACATCTACGACTACACCACCACCGGTGGGGCCACGACCGCCGCCATCATCTACCGTGAGGCGTTCTGCTAGGTGTCGGACTACCGCTCGGTCGTTGCCTCCAAGGACAACACCTCGGTCCAGAACTTCAGCCAGCCTGACCACTACCACAAGGGGCGGGGCGCTAACGAGCGCCTGCTCGCAGGCAAGTTGTCGTCCGGCATCGTCGGTGACACCGTCCTGCGCGCGCGTACGTTCATGTCCTTCAACCTCGACGGGTTCTGGGACGACGTGTTCATCGTTGAGTCCGCCGTGCTTGAACTCACGGTGGCCGGGGACGGAGACTTCTCAACGTCCAACACCGCACGCCTCATGGTCCGGCCCCTGACCGCTGCCTTCAGCGAGGGCACGCACTCCAACTTCGTCAACGCTGACTACGAGTGGCCTACGTTCAACACCACGGCGGGTGTCGCCGGGGACGTTGGGACCGGGGACCCGCAGTCGCCGTTCACTCTTGACGTCAAGCCGCTCCTTCGTAAGTTCGCGCCTAAGCGTGTGAACTTCGAGGGGCTCGGAAATGGCGAGGCCAAGGACTTTTACGGCTTCGTCATCATGGGCGACTCCGAAAAAAAGGTGAGCGCTACCGCCCAGTTCTGGGGCTCGGAGGCAGCCACTGCCGACTATCGCCCACGTCTCACTATCACCTACCGCAAGGCCAATGAGCCACCGCAGGCGTACATCTCCGGGCCCGTCGGAAGTGTGGCATCGAACTTTACCATCGACGGACAGTTCGGCGACACCGAGTACGGCTCGTTCATGTCGAATGTTCAGGTTCAGGTACGAAAGTCCAGCGCCACGGACTGGAGCGGCACGCTCGTCGTCGACGCCACCCGCCACATCCCCGGCATCACCACCGTTGCGGAGGAGTCGTACTGGTCCATCTCTGACTTCGACCGCTCCAACATCAGGAAAGCCGTGTCGTACGACGTGCGCGCACGGACGTTCGACAACCTGAATGAGGCGTCGCCTTGGACCGAGCCACTAACCTTCACTGTCACCGCCGACGCGCCGACCGTTATCGTGCAGGACAATACGACTATCTCGTCCTCGGATGGCCTTACTTTCACGGGCACCTACACGACGGACGAACTTACCGAGGGCGTCTCGGTGGACGTACAGGTGGGGACCCCCGGCTTCGGGTCGATGGTGTGGGCTTACTCCTACCCGCTCACCCTTGAGGAGCGCGGGACGCAGACCATCGACTGCCCCTACCTCGGGCCCGTGCTGGTCCCCGGGGCGTACCCCGCCGGTACCTACTGGGTCCGCATCCGCCTGACGGACGCGCTCGGCGGCGTCTCGAACTGGTCGACGTTCATCCTCACGGTGGAAGGCACCCCGCCGGAGCAGGAAGACAACCCGGAGATGGACGCGGGGTACTCGTCCTTTGTCCCAGCCCAGCGCATCGTCATTCGCGACATGGACGCGGGGCGAGGCCCGCGCTCCGTCATCGCCATCATCGAAGACTTTGCCAACCTTGGCGTCTCGTGGTACGCCAGCGCACCCGGTGAGTTGTACTTCTCGCTACCGGTCACGCACCCTCAGGTGTCAGTCATTGAGCCGATGGTCACGCATTACTCGTACGAGCAGTACCGGCGGGGGCGGTGGGTGACGCTGGCGGAAGGTCTCATCCGGGACTTCGACGCCAAGGAGACAGACATCATCTTCTACGGCATCGACTATCTTGGCCTGCTGTCGTTGTCTGTTGAGGCCGCAAAGCAGACGACGACCGAACCGCTGCGCCGGATGGGAGCCAAGGCCACGGACATCCGGGGCTCTCGATACTTCCGCAAGACCATCAAGTCCATCATCATCGACCAGTTGGAGCGAGCGAGGAAGCAGGACGCTGCGTCCCCGGTGAAGTTCATCGAGACTGGTCGCATCGACAACTTCGCCACCAAGGTCACCATCTACGCCTCGTTTGCGGAGCGCCTGTCCTTTATCCGCGGCCTCATTGACTCGCACAAGGGCGCCAACCAGAACGGGGAGGAGCGACGCTCGCGCCTGCGCGTGCGCTTCAACCGCTCTGCTGGCGGCGGGCAGGGGCGCTACCAGTTCGAGGCGCTTGACGGAGTGGGCGTAGACCGCAACAACCTTCGTCTCGAATACGGCTCTGTCATTCAGGGATATCAGGTCATTGCCCTTGATGACTTCGCCACCCGGGTTTACGGCATCGGCAAGGTCCCGAACGCCACGCTCCCATACTTCTCTTCGGTCAGTGCGCCGGGCATTGACCAGTCAGTCTGGGGCTCCATCGGGAGAGCGAACTTCTGGTCTGACATCGTGGACGAGGCGGACCTACAGCGCCGTTCCCGCGCGCTAGGCACGCGGCTCTCTCGTATCGGGAAGCGCATCGCTCTGGGCCTGCGCGTGTCGGGCATTGGCGTCTTCGACGGGTACGACATCCTCGACTCTTTCCCTATCTCTATCGAGGACGGCGTTGTGTCCACTAGCGCGTACGGTTCCGGGTACTGGACGCTGTGGGGGATGGAGTATCGCGTGTATCCTGATGAGCATGACGAGGTCACGTTCATCCTCCGTCCCAAGGGTGACACCGACGACATCGACCCTGACCTTATTCCCTCACACCCCATCCACTCACAGTCCGACATCGTATTCGGGGCGGGAGAGCCGTAGTGAAGAGTGATACCTACCGGTCGAATGTTATCGACCACCTGCTTGGCAATGTGTCCTTCACGCCACCGGCGACGCTTTATGCGGCGCTCTACACGGTCGCTCCGACGGAGTCCGGCGGCGGGGTGGAAGTTTCAGGCGGCTCGTACGCGCGCGTCTCGGTGACGAACAACCTCACGAACTTCCCCGCTGCCACGCTGGGCACAAAGTCCAACGGGACGAGCATCGTCTTCCCAACGGCGACCGCCTCATGGGGTCAAGTGACGTCGTTCGGGCTGCACTCGCACGCTACTAACGACGCACTCGTCGTCTGGGGGATGCTGGACGACGAACTCGTGGTCACCAACGGCACGACCCCGACCTTTCCGCCAGCCTCGCTCTCCTTCTCGGAGGAGTAAGAGCAGATGTCGAGCGCGTCCCTCACCGGGCGGACCCGGGTCCTATCTGCGAGCATCACCACCACTGCTGATGTGGTTGAGGAAGACCTCCAGAGCCCGCTGTGGTACATCGACACCGAGACGGGCACGCTCTGGCGGCGCGACGACTCGCCCGGGTCGACGGATGCGGACCCATCGACGTGGTCCTCGCAGGGAAAGGCCCTCCCGCCCGGCGACGGCACCGCTCCGGGCAAGGTGACGGGCGTCATCGTCACACCGACGTCCGTCCAGCAGCCCGACGGCACCTACTCGCCCGGCTTCGAGGTCGAGTGGACCGCCAACACCGAGACCGACCTCGTCTCGTACGAGGTCCAGTTCGACTTTGAGGGCACGACGTGGGCGACGCCCCGTGTGGTGATGGTGGGCATCGACCAGACCTCCGTGGTGGTCGACGGCGTGCTGGGGAACGCATCGTATGACTTCCGCGTGCGCGCGCTTGACACGGACTCGATGGTCGGCGAGTGGAGCGACACGGTCACGGCCACCTCGGGCAAGGACAGCGACGCGCCGGACATGCCGACCGAGTTGGTGGCTGCCCCGGGCTACCGGATGGTGGGACTTTCGTGGTCCCGGGCCACCGACTCCGACTTCTCGTTCTATCAGGTGCGGTATTACCCATCGGCGACCACGTCGGAGTTCATCATCATCTCCGCAAGGTCTAACAGGGTCATTATCGACTCACTCAACCCCGACGTGGAGTACGGCTTTCAGGTCCGGGCTATCGACCGCTCCGGCAACGTGGTCACGAGCAGCGTAGACACCACGGCGGTCGACTACCTCACGAACCCGGAGGCGGGCTGGACGGCGCAGGTCCTCCAGACACCCACCCGCATCGGCACCACGGACCTGAGCGTCAACACGGTGGTCGCAAACTTCATCACGACCGGCACGCTCAGCACGGACGTCCTCATCAGCGGCACGGTGGACATCGGCGGCGTCGGGAACCCCATCCAGTTGGAGGTCTTCGACTCACTGGGAAACCAGATGTCACGGTGGTCTGATGACGGGCTGGTCATCTGGGACCCGGTCACCACGAACAAGGCGGTCTGGCTGTACGGCGACTCCATCAAGTTCAGCGATGTGTACACGGGCGACCCGGGCACGACGACGTGGAGCACGGCCATCGACTCACGCGGCGTGAACGCCAGCGCCATCCTGTTCGGCTCGGACATCGGCGGGCACAACCGCATCATGAACTCGGGCATGGAGGCAGCGCCGTTCCCCACGGTCGCGCGCTCCACCAAGACGTGGACGGCGACGACCGACTGGGATGACGCCACCAGCACGGTGAACCTCAACGTGTCCGGCTCGGCACTCACAATGACGACGGTGTAGCGATGTCGACGACCCTTACGTTTTACCCCTCTAAGGAGCAGTCGCTCTTCCAGTCCGGCGGCGTTGGCTACGGCACGTCGAAAGAAGTCCACGCCCCCATCGGTCGGCGCCCCAGCGACGGCAGCAAGTACCGGGAACTCATCAAGTTCACGCTGGACTTTGGCTCACTCACAAGCATCACGAGCGCGTATCTCCGCATCAAGACGACGGGCGGCATCCACCTTGAGCACACGGGCGGGTCGTTCAACTGGAAAGTCGGGCGCCTTACGAAGGTGTTTTCTGCTTCTGGCGGCGCCGCGCACGACGGGACCGACGCGGCGTGGACCGTTGGCGCTAACTCCAACTGGGACGACTTCACGACCAGCGACTGGACGAATGTCCAGACCGCGTCCATCAGCGCACCAGCGGACACCACCGTCTACGACCTAGATATCACGCCCATTGTCGAAGACTGGTTCAGCGGCTCGACAAACTACGGCCTTGTTCTGTACGTCGTTGACGAGACCTCTGGCAGCAACGACTACGCCGAGTTCTTTTCCATGCGGGGAGCGTATGAGCCCCGGCTCATCGTCACCGGCTCCGTCACGCCCACGCCCATCGCGCCGGTAGTCATCTACCCCACGGACGGAACCATCTTTGAGGCCCGCCCAACGACCATCGAGTTCGAGTGGCAGCAGGACTACCTCCCCGTTGACGAGAAGACGGGCATCTTTGGCTACGACCTCAAAGTTGGAACCACCTACGGCGGCAGCGACCTTCTGAACGCCGTGGGCTCGACTAGCGGGCTGTCCACTACCGGCACGGGCGACTACAACAACGTCACATACACCTACGCAGGGTCGACCATCCCCCTTGGGTACACCATCTATGTTCAGGCAAGGGGACACAACTCCGATGGCGGCTACGGGCCGTGGACGGAATGGACGTTCCTTGTCAAGAACCCGCCCAACGCCCCAACGCTCACGTCGCCTTCCTCAACAAAGCCATACGCGGTCATCCACAACCTCAATGACCTTGCCGCGTGGACCGGAACGGGCGGTGAGGCAAAGCCGCGTGTGACGTTGTACTACGAGCACCCGGATGGCTATTCCGCACAGGCGTTCGAGTTCAAGTTCGACTCGACGACCGTTTCGGTCACCCGCTCGGTCGCCTCGCTGTCCACCGTCGACTTCGATATCTCCCTCGCGCTCGCGCGCAACACGAACATCTCGTTCCAGTGCCGCGTGCAGGCCGAGGGCGGACAATGGTCGAGTTGGACAACGTCGTTCAACATGAAGTTGCAGTGGGCGCAGGGCCTATACGACTACGCCCACGGTGCTGGCGCCGGTGACTTCTTGTTCACTAACTCGGGCGTCACTGGCGGCGCGTGGGTCCAGTCTGCCTTCGCGTTCAGAAAGAGCAACGGCACGCCGGGCGCGTGGAAGGCCACGCCGGGTGAGGTGACGGCGGGAACCAACATGCAGGTGCTGGTGCGCCTCGCTACCGCACACGGCAGCCAGAACCCCTCACTCGCCGACATGACCCTGACGTACAGCACGGCGGGCAACCCCGTCCCAGACCACTGGGCCGTGACTGGTGGTTCGCTGAGCCTCGACTCCTCGATGCGCCGTTTCGGGGCGAGGTCGATGCGCGTCGTGACCTCTAGCACTAACTGCACGGTCAAGGGGCAGCCCGGCAGCACGACGACTGCGCCCATCGAGGTCACCCCGGGCGAGGACTACACCGCCAGCGTTTATGTCCACACGCTGGGGGCCACGCTATCGGTCCCGCTGGTCCTCGCCGTCTACGACGCAAGCGGAAACGTCATCGAGGGGCACGGCCCGCTCGACAACGTGCCAAGCCACACCTCCGACCACCCCTCCAGCGCCTACACGAGCAGCACGAACGGCGACTGGCAGCGTCTAAGCGTCACGGTGACCATCCCGTCGGGCGTCACGCGCGTGTGGTTCAAGGTGGACTTCCTCGGATGCACCTCGGGCGAGGAGTTCCGCATGGACTCGGCACAGTTTGAGGAGTTCGGGCGTCCCACGCTCTGGCGACCGGGTGCCATCGGCGCTGGGGTGACGCTGGATGTCGGCGGGGTCATGGTCAACGCCGCACAGGATGCCTACTTCCGCCTTCAGGGCACGAACAACACGTCGTCATCGGTCGTGGACCTCAGCACGATGGGCCTGCGCCAGCCGGTGGCCACCTTCGTGGAGACCACGGCACCCGGGACCCCAGCGTCGGGCGAGCAGTACCTGTACACCAAGTCCAGCGACGGGAAGATGTACCGGAAGAACTCCGCGGGCACTGAGACGGAGGTCGGCAGCCTAAGCAGCATCGCGGGCGCGTGGCCCATCGGTTCTGTGTTTATCAGCGTGGTCAGCACGAACCCGGCGACTCTGCTGGGCTTCGGGACGTGGTCCGCCTTTGGTGCGGGACGAGTTCTCGTCGGCATCAACGGCAGCGACACGGACTTCGACGTGGTCGAAGAGACCGGCGGCTCAAAAACTCACATCCACACCGGCCCGTCCCACACGCACTCCATCAGCAGCCACTACCACGTTCTTCCGTTCGCGGGGACCAGCAACACGGCGATGCGGCGAGTGGGCACGGCTGACTTTGGGCAGACGGCTGGCACTCACTCCACGGTCTCCAACATCACGGCTACGTCGGCCACCAATACAAACCAGACCCTGATGAACTCGGACGTCTCGTCTGCCGCAAACACCGGGTCTGACGGGACCGGCAACACGGGCAGCACCTCGAACATGCCGCCGTACATCGTTGTTTACATGTGGAAGCGGACAGCGTAGGGCCCGCTAGAATGGTTTCCATGCACGAACTGTCTGAACTTATGACCTTCGCCACGGGTGTTGCCGTGGGCGCCATCTTTTGGGCCACTATCGGCGAGTGGTTCGTTAGAAGGGCCGCTCGGGTGCTTGTCTCCCGCTAGACTTGGGCAATGCCCAACAAGCCGGACGACAACACAAGCGAAGAGCGCGAACTTCAAGCGCTTCTCCGCAGCATCGGGGCGGTGGTGATGATGGCGCTGTTTGCCATCATCGTGGTGATGGCAGTGCTCACGCCACTTATCTCTGACGCACGCCAAGACACCACGCTCGTACTGGGGCTCGCCGCCTCTATCATGGGGGCGCTCCCGGTGCTGCTTGGCGTCCAGTTGGCGCTCAGCCGTAAGCCTGACAAGCGCGACGAGAACAACAACGACTAGCACGGAGGTCACGCAGAGAAGGCATGACGTACCAGCCAGTGTTCCAGCCCCAGTTGGGCCGTGGGCCCACGTCGGGCGAAGACTGCGGCGTGCGGAGCACGCAGATGGCCCTTGACTGGGCCACGGAAGGGCTTATCGCCCCTTCACCGAAGTACCTGAGGCCGCGCATGGGTGCCCTCGAGGGCGGGACCAACCCGCTGCTCTGGAAGAAGGCCATCGACTCGTTCGACACGCCCAAGGAACTGGGGAACGAGTGGGAGCCCATCAACTCACGCGTCCTGACGGGCGGAGACAACTGGGACGCCGTCATGGAGCACTTGCGGGCAGGCAAGAGCGCGGTAGTGGCCGTGAACTACGGCGTCTACTACATGAAGATGCCCAAGAGGAGCGGTTCTTCGACGTTCAAGGGCGCACACGCCATCTTCTTCCTTGGGTATAAGAAGAACTCGGCTGGGGTCGAGTACATCAAGGCGTGGGACCCGCTTTGCGACGGTCGCCGACCGGGCATCCCCAAGGGGCCCATCTGGGTGCCAGCCGTGAACGTCGGGCTTGCCGCCGACAAGGTCCTGCCCAACCCGGGCATCTACGCGCTCCTCGTGGAGCAGGCGCAGCACATCGGCAGCGGCTTTACCCCGCCGGAGCCCCCCGAGCAGTCGCCCACCTTCGCCTCCGTGCTCGCGGACCTTATCGAACTTCGTGATACCCTCGACCAGCCCGAATACGTCGACGGCGTGCAGTCCATCATCGACGACGTCGAGGCGCTCATCGGGCCGTACAGGGGAATGGCCACGGAAGACGAAGAGCCAGCGCAGGGAGTGAACTAGGCATGGAGTCCACCATCTACGGCATCAGCGTGCGCGCCATCCTCGCACTTACCGTCACCGTCCTCGGCTTTGCGTTCATCTACGCGGTGACCTTCTTCAAGGACGGTGGGAATGTCGTGAGCATCGCGCTCACGGCAGTCATTGGGTTTATCAACCTCGCACTCGGCTACTACCTCGGCCAAAAGGGCGCCTCCAGTGGTGGTTCGTCTCCCGAAACCCCCACCGAGTAGCAGCCCATCGGTCAAACCCCCCGGTCTAGCCAGCCGGGGGGTTTCTTCATATGCGTGGGGTACACTCTCAATGTCTAACAACCCACACCCCCGGAGGGTCCACCCGCAATGCCGCTTATGGCGCCCATCCCAGCAGAAGTTCAGACGGCCCTCCGCTTCTGGGCGGACGGCATCAACCTCCCGTACGAGCGCCTCCTTGAGGTCATCGAGGGGCTCGGCACCAGCGGTGGATACGAGAACAGTCACGGCCTGCCTCTCGGCAACGTGCTGTTTGACCTTGCCCCGAC